TATCGAAACGTCATTTGTCGAACCGACTTTTACTACTTCAATTCTTTGAACCGGCCACGGTATTTGCGCTTTAGTTATTCCTATAATATGAATCGGCGAAGCTAAACCCGCGTCAATTATATTGCCGCCAAACTTAGGTAGTAATTTAATATAGAAGTCATTAACCGCTAACCCGGTTAAGACATTGGTTCCTAAAGACGTTAGCCAAATTTCTTGCCCCGCGCCATGCGAAGCTACGGGCGTATTCATAACGCCCCTAATAACGCCGGTCAATCTAAACTGGGTAGGATTAATCGGGTCTATATTTTGAAAGCCTACTAATTCCGTTCCGCCCAGCAAAGCAAAGCGCATAGACGCAAAGAAGTTCGCCCGGCTATTAGATAAAAATTCGGGGTCATTCCTATAAGGCGTAAATACTATACCGTCTTCGCCGTCGTCGATTGCTATAGTAACTGGGTAAGTAGTATTTATAATTCCCCTTTGACTAAATGTACTATACACGGCTTGCGCGGCGTAGTCGCTACCAGTGGCGGACCATATTAATTGAAAGCCGTCTTCAACGCCCTTACGTGCCGCTAACAGTAGGAACGCCGGGGCTTCGCCCGTTAGGTTATTATAAGGTAATTCAAAGTAGCTTTGATAAGCTAATGTTAATGGAGCATAGGAAGGCGTTACCCACTGGGAACCGCCGCCCGTTTGAAAATTATCGTCGAACAAACCTTCAAGGCTTTGCACCAATCGGAAAGTTAATTCATTAGAGTCAATTTGATTTGCATCTACTTCCCATACTCTAAAGTCAACGTCTACAAGGCCGTAATCAGTATGGGTAACTTCTACAATTTGGCCTACCTTTATATCGGCGAATTCAATTCCTACCTTACAAGTTATTTGCGCTTCCGGGTAGGAAAGTTTTTTCATCAATTCCCATGTTCGGTCGCTTGCCGTAGTTAAGTCATTGAACGCGGTTAGGTCAATAGTCTTTTGCTTGTCATATCCGATAAGCCGGGCAACCGCCGTATTACGAACCCTTATAGTTCGTTCGGTATAGTCCTTATCTTTGTCTATATAGTTAGCCCTAAAGTCGGAGTAAACATCTTCCCACGAACGCCGGGTAAATTGAAATTCCCGAAACTTATCTGTAGTAATTGTCGCGCTTGCTACGTCCGTATCCCTAAAGGCTTTAAGGTGAATCTTATTTTCTTCGGTAAAGCTTACCGCGCCGTCAACGTAAGTAAAGATTTTATTTATAACAGACCTTAATTCTTCCTGTTTACTAAATGAGATATTTAAACCATAACCCTTACCGGCCCAGTATGTAGACGCTTCGTTAAATGAAGCTATATCAAAATCGGAAAACGTTGCCCCGGCTTTAGCAAATAAATCATAGATAATTGCGGCGGGGTTAACGCCGTTAGCTAAGTTAGGGCTTGTTACAGGCGCGCTTGAAGTTCGTTTTACTACAAGGTGAATTGTAGGAACGGTTGTAGCATTTAAGCCTAAGTAAAACCGTTCTTGAAACAAATGGGCCACGCCACGAAGCGGCGAAGCATACGGACCCGGCGCTGTAGGAAAATACGCGTCGTCGCCGTCATTAAAAAAGTAAGTCCCTAAATCAGTTAACGTTTTCGGGTCATTCTGTATATATAGACCTTCAAGCGTAACGCCCGGCCCTTCGCATATCGCGTGCCAAATATCCATAAAGTAATCAAACCCTACCGTTATGTCTTCGCCGCCGCCGCCCTTCCCGCCTACCTCTTCTTTTACTTCTTTAGAAATTAAGTTTCCGTACCATAGTAAATTAGTATTAACTCTAACGGTTCCGAAAACTAAAGGCATTACAGACCCTTCTTTTGCTTGCGTTACTTGAAAAGAATCAAGCGTAGCGGGCGACATATCACTTGTTTCCGGTCCCTTAGTTAATAGGGTTGCGAGTATTAACCCGCCTACAATTATCGCCGCTATTAATATTGCACCTACAACCATTTAATTACCTTTTTGTTATTCTGAATAGACAAGTGTATTTCCTTTCAAAAAATCCTTTAAAGGGAAAATAGCTAACGCCACGATTAGGAATTGAATGAACCATCATTCCGCCTTGTAAATATATTGAAGCATGATTGCTAAGGCCCGTCCCCGTAGTGGCGAACGTTAGCATATCACCACGTTGCTTTGCTTCGTCTGTAGTCATTTTAATTATATCGAAGCCCGGCATAACATGGTTCCGAAAATGTCTATACAGACCATTGACTACCAATTCTTTTTTATCATGTATATGCCAATCGCGCGGGTAGTAATCGTATTTTACTTCTTTCAGTATTCCAGCTTCAAGCCAGCAAGCCGCAATAAATAAAGAACAATCAGCGCCGCCGCCTTTAACCATAGCCAAATGTCTATAAGGCGTTCCTTCCCATGTTTTGACTATAGCCATAAAATCTTTCCATACATTATCGTTATCAAAATATGGCTTCATTATCTAAAGCCCCATACAGCCGGGTTATTGCTGGGTATATAAGGCATACCCAAAAACTTTAGCAAGTTATCGTATTTGTTTACGCAAGTACTGGGGTTGCCGTCGCAACCGGGAAGTACTACTACGTCGTTGCCTACTTGTAGACGCAAGTCGAATGGTAGCTGTAGGCTTAAGACATTTCCTACATGATTTGTTACCAATCTAAAATCGGTACTAAGGCGAACATTACCGCCTGTAAAGTAACCATCTGCAAAGCCGCCGAATGTAGCAGATTCAATATTGTAACCACTTATTGTAGTAATCGTTGCAATTACTTCCCAGTTCGTTTCAAGCAAAGCGCAACCTGTATCAAAAACATCATGGTTACAAAATGCTTGGTAGATAACATTAGGAATCTTTGAAAACAACCAGCTACTATTTGCTTCTAACTTTGCTGTAGCAGTTCGGTCCTTTACCGTTACCATTTTAACCGTACCCGTAAATAAAATAATGTAGTCAGTTAGGTCCGATTTGATAGCCCGGTAAATAACTACATTAACTGGTTCTATAGGAAGGTTGCCAATGTACGCCGCGAATATATCACTTATCGGCGCGGTAATGTCTACATTGACGCTACCAAATTGTGTATCATAGGAAAAGGTTCCCCGGCGTATAGGCGCGGCGGCGTAGGTTACACCACGAAAGACTAATGACTCATTGAAAGACGTATACCTTTCGTAGTTCCCGCCTTGCTCAAATTCAAAAAATTCGGGAAAAGGTTCTTGCTGGCTTTCCGCTATTTCAGTTTGATAGGTCATACTTCGTCGTATTCCTTTACCAGTTCATAAAACCTAAAATCGGTTTCGGTTGCTAAATCACTTCTATGAGTTAAAGACATTTCATCTTCATCAAAGCGCGATAACAGTAGCCGACCTATGCGCGCGTGGTTATCAAGGTTTACGTCCCGATCTAAAGCTGTAGATATTTCTACTGTTAATTCGTCTAACAAATCATCATAGGAAACATTAGTAACGTGCCTTGTCAAAATATCTCCATCATTCATTATTATATATATTCGCTCATAACCTTGATATTGACTTTCGGCGTAATTGTGTAGACATACTAAAGCCGTAGCCCCGCTACCTATATCGCGTTTTAACTCAAAAGCTATTTTAGGATGATAGGACCAAAAGCGTTCATTTTTACCTTTGCGTTCATTCCAAAAATCTAACAAGCTGTATTCGTCTTCTTTTATGTATGTAGTAAACTTTGCTTCAAATGATATTGGTACGTCGTCGGTAAAAGGGATTAGCCTTTGCGCGGACCCCCGGTACTGTAAAAGTGTACGGGCTAAAGCTATTTCACTATTCGGCGTTGTGGTCCAGTTTGGAAACAACGGGAATATAGGAATGTTTGGGTAGTCAATATCTTCAAAATCGTTAGCCACTTTGAAACTCCTGAAAGTCTAATTGTACTTCGTTTAAATGACTTGTTTGCTCCGTAAACCGTGCGGACTTAACCGTACAGAATAAGCAAGGGTAGACAACGCTTGTATTAATATTAAACGTTCCCGTTATTTGAGATTTCAAATTAATGTTAAAGTCGGTAAAATTTAAAATTTCTTTTATCTCTGTTTCCAAACTTTCATGGTCAACTATCATTACAAAAGTAGTTCGGTTTTGCATATTCCATAAAAACTCATTACTATTAGATATAGGAATTGCAGTACTACCTATAGTCAAAGCGGTAGCATACATTTGTTCGCTGAATATAGGAACGCCTAAAATTTTGTCGTGCGCGTAACTGATTGCATTAAAAAATCTATGATTGTCGATCTGGTTTAGAGTTAACTTTAAACCTGTACCCCGCCTACATTGGTCCATCATAGCCCGGCGTTGTTCGTGAAAAAATTGTGTTTGATACATAACGGTTTCAAATGAATAAGTAGTTTTTAGATTGTCAATCCAATTCAATTCGTATTCAAGTGGTATAACTCTAATGCCGTCAATATATATTTCAAAGTCAATACCGTCTATAGTTAACTGGTAGTAGGTATCTTGCAAGGGCGGACCATCTTTGAATATAGTCATTTCCCTAACAATGTCGGCGGTCTTCGGTATAGTAAAAGGTAAAGCCGGGGAATCAAAGCTTGTCCCCGATTGATTTATAACTGCTACGGCGGTCCAGTCTACAGACCGTTCTAAATAGGCGTTCCATATTTCTACGTCAAAGGTTTGCTCTTCGGTTATAAACCCCGCCGCATATCTCAAAGGTTCTACCCATATTCTATTCATTAGTAAATCAAGTATGTAGTCAAAACCAATCCATCCGAAATTTTTTAGCCCCGCCATTATTATATCACGGTCAAGGGCTTCGGCAACCTGCAAATAGCGCGGCGTTGCGGGGTGTATAAGTAATTCGCCTATAGGAAA